AGAGAAAAGAAGGAAACATGATGTGCAGGAATTATTCCGGATGTAAAAAGTTCTTCCGCAATATTATTCGGAATATTTTCTGCTTCATCAATAGATATCCAATTGACTGACTTACCATGAGTCATAGATGCGTCTCCTTAATGTAATCCCACACGATTAGATTCATAGCGGCACTCACATTAAAACTTCTAAGTACACCACGCTGGGGGATGCTAACTTTTATAAAACTATGATTTTCAAGAAGGCATTTGGGTGTTCCAAAAGATTCGCTACCGAACAAGAACAATGGAGTATACTTACTATAATCTTTTGCCTTGATTAACGTTCCGTCAACCATAAATCCATGACTATCCTCAATGAGTTTCGCCCACGAAAAAGTTCCCAATTGCGCTCCACCATGTTCACACAACACAATATCATGCTTCTCCAAATATAAATCTACAACCTTCTGATAGATATCTTCGTCGGAATTTATCGGGTCATCAAACACATATTGAACAACATTGATATAGTTTTCCGCACCAACCGTGGAACGAGCGTCAAACTTTTTGCGTCCGAAGATATAAAAGTTTTCTGCTCCCAACAAAGACGCCGAACGCAGAGCCATTCCCACGTTAAGTTCTCCGGTTACGTTAATCATTCCCACCGAGAAAGGAAGTCGGTCTGCTTTACATATGTTTACGTTTTCTTGTAGCGTGTTATTCTTATATTCATCCCGCACGTTATAATGATTGCTCAGAATTTCCTTATTAATTTTCTTATAATTAACCATTGGGTTTTCCAAGTACTCTCCTTAATAGGGTTAAGTTAAATATAACTAAAAGAAAGCAGTTTGTCAAGGTGTTGGTTTTAATCTACAATTATCAAAATGATATCGTTTCATACCACTGGGCTTTCCCTCTTTATTACAGTGTGGACACACAATATTCAGTTTATTTTTCATACTATCAGATTGTTTTTTTCGTTGTTCATCGGATAATACAACATTTTTTCTTGGAGAGGGTCTGCCTTTATTGAGTTCAGAAATATATTTTTTAAGTTCCGCTGAGTGTTGTTTACCATAAAAATGATTATCTTTACCTAACTTTTTTTCTCTATTGATTGCCATTTTTTGCTTAGATTCTTCCGAGTGAGTTTTTCCATACATCGGATGTTTTTCTCCAACATAAGGTTTTCTTTTTTCCGATATCTTTTTACGTGTCCGTTCACTGTGCGTTTTTCCAACAATCCACGAAGGAATGCCCGTCGTACAAAAATTCTTACCGCCATTATGACGATTTAACCATTCATCTTTAGACGCTGCATCAATTCGTGTTAAGAATTTTGTTTCCCATGATAGCGCATCTTCTGAGGTTTCAAATAATTTACGAACTTCATACTCAAATGAATCATCACCATGTTGTTCTCGTAATGATTTTACGATTTTTGAAGTTGAAAAATAAGTTTTCCACAATTCATCCGGATGACAATCTTTTGCCGTTCTTACGCCATAGTAATGTTTGCCCGTTGGTTTGTGATACAAATAATAGGTATATGGTTGCATATCTTACTCCAAAACACAAAACCCCTACTTTCAGTCACCAAAGTGTTAACGGCACCTTGGGCTTACTTATAGGGGTAATTTTGTTATATGTGCGAAGAAGGCCGTTAACAATCCTCACATATATAAATATCATTTGTGTTTTAGAAACATTTAATTCTCCCTTAATACTTTAAATCTATAATGCCCACCACGTTTACTTTGCTCCCAACAAAACATCCAAAACAATCTGTTATCTTGAAGGGCATTAATAATACTTTCGTTGCCAGACCACCCGCCTGTAGAAATGTCGTATGTAATTTCATGGCGGTTGTTATAATCTTTGGTATTATACTCCTGCCACCCCCAATCTGCGGCCCACCAAATATCCTTTACAAATTCCATTAAATGAACAAACTTATCCGTGTACGACCAATTCGTAATTTTATCTAATACTGCATCAGTCGGATAATCATCATCATCAAGATTTTCCATATTTACTCCTGACACCAACACTTAGGTTTAACCGATTCACTCCACCGATGTCCGTTTGAACATGAATATTGAGTGGTTGTTGTATTTGGGTTATGACTATGGAAGCGTCCCGCTTCATCATAAAATGGCGCACAATACATTAACGTAGTCATACTCATCCCAACTGACACGGTGCTCTTTTGATTATTTTTCACGCATTCAGGACATTTCATTATTCCTCCATAGCAGCATCTCGTACTTCAATCACATTATCCACTGGCACCTTTCCATATCTCGGGGTAATATAGTATTCGCCGTATGGGTATCTATGTTCAACACCAAACTTAATAGTCACATCAACCACAACTTCACCATTGTTATAAAACATAATCCATGCGGTAGTCATAATTATTTTTTATTGAGTTGTGTAACAACACAGGTGATTGGATATTCTCGCCAATTATCCGGACCAGCATAGATTGAGAGTCTACTTTTGTAGTAGGCGTAATGATATCCCGTAATAGTATCTACCTTGACGTGTAGCATACTCATAGGACACATGACTTCATAGGTAGAAGTTACCTTTGGGGATGAACACGCAGTGAGAGCGAATACCAGTACCATAAGAAGATATTTCATAGATTATACCTTAGTTAATTTGTAGCAAGGATTTAGGAAAAAAGATTTCACCACCAGCGTCTTCAATAAACTGCACAAACTCGTCAATACTTGCTCCCGCAAACAACCATTTCTGGGGATGCACGGTTACCCACGGAATCAGTCCTTCATTAATCTGTTGCACTGAATACTTGCTATTACTTCCTGACATCTGTGCGGGAGTTCCTGCCGTTGGACAATAAAAGGCAATCTTCATAATTTCCCACTTCGGCGATCCATTCTCATTCCAATACTCAGGAATCTTCTCGGTGCGACCATCAGCATAATATCGGATATGTGGTGTGTAGGGTTCTCCAGCATTATGTTCATAGGGAGTATCATCCCAATCATCGCCCCACTGCTTGTCAAGGTCTTGGGTAGTGAAGTAGGCAAAGTTATTTTCAATGTAACAGAGTTTGTATAATTCTTTTTCCATAAGTATTATCGCAGTGTATGTTGGAATGAGTGCGGTCAGTGCTTTATCTGTTAGAGTCATTTCTTGTATCTGGTATTGATATTCTAAATTATTTACTTTATTATACATTTAGTATGTTTTTGAAAAGGTTCCGGTATCCAACAAATCATCAACGCACTCTAAACAAAATTTACTACCGTTCCACCAATGCCAGAAAAATGTAATAACCTGTTTGGTATCCTTATTATAATGATACCCCATAATGGCGGTATTCTGTTTCTCACACATCGTGCACTGCCCAATCGGTAAATTTAATTGGTGAATATATTCTTTTGTGCAGTTTCTACACCATGATTTAGACGACTTGATAACCAAATCAGTACACACATTTTTATATCCTAATGGATGTGTGCCCGTTTTCTGTTTTACATATGACCCATATCGGTCAGGAATTTTGCAGTTACACGAATGACACCGATACGGAACAAAGAATACATACAGTTTCTTTTTCCATGCACGAAGTTGATATCGTGTGGGAACCCACTTCGGAATTTTAATGGTAATGGTTCTGGTGTTCATACAAAAATCCCCCATGATGAGTATACTTAAATATACACTATCATAGAGGATTTGTCAAGGGGGTTTGTATTATATATTATTTATATCGGATGTACCTAATTTATTATAATGTGCTTATTTAGACACACCCAATGCGCACAACTCCTTCTTATCACGAAACTTGCACCAGCGACATGCGTCTTTACTGGGCGTTGCAAGTTGTTCTGTGATATACTGTCCATTTTCATCAAAGCACGTATTAATGAATTGCTGAAAACTATTCCAACTTTTATTCACGGATGGTGCGCCGTTCGATGGTTCAAACTTACTAATCCGTGGAATATGATACTGACTATTTTCCATGATGGTGCGCTTCAGAATAATAAACTCCACGCTAATATCCTTTTCATCAATACCCAATTGCTGGGAAAAGAACCGTTTGTAGAGCAACAACTGACCAACCTTCAGTGGATCGTTTTTCTGTGATTGCGTCCATCCAGACCGAGAAGTCTTCAAATCATACAGTACATATTTCTTAGTGGCTTCATTATAGGTTACAACGTCGATGTATCCAATATACTGAACGCCTGATCTAACTTCCATGTCCAGTGGATATTCAATACTATGCAACTTAGTATTAATCGTGGGGAAAATCTTCTTATAATTTTCCTGTAGATAGGTTAAAATCAAACACCCATGTTCATAGAACTCCATCAAAGTTTTCTTATCAGCAAGAAATACCTTCTCACCATTTTCGGCAATTGTAGTATTTTCCTTGAAGAGATTAAGCAACTTCTCCTTGAACCCATCATGAAGATACATGGTTTTCGCCATCGTTTCACTTTGATTATACAACACATCCAGCCATTCTTGGATGCTCTCATGACAAACAGTACCAAAAATTGTATGAATGCTACTGTCATCCAATCTATGGCCATCGACGTACTTCAACTGCCACGACTTCGGGCAGTTAGCCCACATGCTATATTGTGAGTAGGAGATTTTATTGCTCATTCAATACTATCCAGAATTTTAGTAAAGGTTTTTTGTGTACGGGCATCATATGCATCCACCGATGTTTTATTATCCGTCTTATCCAAGATAACACGCACGACTGCCATGACGGTATCCATGTCATTAACACGCCACTCTATTGGCCCATGATTTTCTTGCTCAATTAATATACTCATCTTGCCCGTGAATTTCAATTCCAATTCGGGCGTGGTGTCTTTCTTTTTCCGCGGCATATTAAAAGGGACTAATAGCGGGGCGGCCATTTGCATGCACATCACACAAGGTTTTGTACCAGTCGGCGCCGCGGAGTTCACCCGCTTCTCCACAGGTTTCGCAAATCTTATAACTTTCGGTTTCTAATTCAATAACAAACTTATCAAATTCTTCGTACATGGTCGATGTATAAATACGCAATCCACCGTACTTTTCCTTTACTTGGTCAATGACAATAATAATATCGGTAATGGATTCCAACTTATCAAATGCTTTATTGATTAATCCATGCCATCCAATATCAACCGATTCCAGTGCTTGTTCTCTGGTGTATCCTGGCGGATAAAAACTGGCTGGTAGCCATACTGGGGGATTCTTCATACACCCTTCCTTGCTAGAGTATTCTTAAATATACCTAATCTATCATTAAAAGTCAAGTGTTTGTGAGAATATATTCTATTTATACTGGGAAGTATTAATACCTTAATTATACGGAGCAGTTTATGGCATGGAAATATCTTACCGCAATAATGCCGTCCGGTTCGGCAATTGACACCGCGTGGCTAAATGCATTGGGTTCTAATACCGCGCAGACCATACCAGGCGCGGTATCTGGAAGTTGGAACTTAGTGCAAGTTGTTCCATTATCAAATATTAACGGAAACGGTAATGGTCAAGTATTGTGCTACTTTATCTCTGGTTCGTATTAAGCAATAACATCAATTGGTGTATACATACCAATTACCTGTTCTTCTAATGTTTTAACGCTTTCTTTTACGAATTCAATATTTGGCGGATTTTCAATAAAATCATATATAACATTGTTTCCATACGAAACGGAAATATGAAATGACGAGGGGGTATCCTGTGCAATAACATAGGTGCCTCCTCGTTCCGTTTTCCCAATTTCTTTAGCGATGAACATTGAACCTTCCCCACTCCGCTGCGTCTAATTCCCACTTACCACTTAAGTGTGGATATAATTCCCAGAACATTCCAGATTGAATGGTTTGAAGGTATTCATCCGGCGCCCCCGTCTGTGCTTTCAACTTATTTGACAGTTCGGTAATTTCTCGTTGAATGTTCTCCACGGTTACCGGCGTTGGCAATCCACTATACTCACATCTTTCATGGTCGCCGAACGCCGTATCCCAATTATCCGAGAATGTTTTCTGGTCAACACTTGATGGGCGCTGTTTATCACCCTTTCCGTTTTCACTCATTTTTATTTCCCCAATCTTTAGCGTCTGCCCACACAAGTGGATAATAAGGTATATACAGCGGATTCTGTAAAATTTCTTCCATAGTGTAACCGATTGAACTTGACACTGGACTATTCATGATTTATCTCCATAATATTCAATAGTCATACCCGCTTCAATAAACATCGTAATACTACGCAAACCATGCTCTGTCCATATGCCGTCCTTTGCGCCAGAACCCGTACCATTTGGTTCAATCACAATCTTTTCAATACCGGCGTTTATAATTGCCTTGGCACAATCTGCGCACGGCATGCCGCACGTCATATACATTGTACATCCTTTCGTGGATACACCAATGCGGGCAGCATTTACAATAGCATTTTGCTCGGCATGCATCATCCAAAAATATTTCTCAGGACGTTCTTGTCGTTCAAGTCTATAGTCGTCAATTCCTCTAGGAAATGAGTTATATCCCGTAGAAACAATTTCATTGTCTTTTCCAACAATGGCCACGCCAATCTGCGTGTGCCAATCTTTCGACTTCAATTTGACCGTATGTGCTATTGCACGAAAGTATTCTGGCCAGTTCATAACAATACTTCTTTACATTGGTCAAGAATAACGTGCAGTTTTCGTATATAAGCAACCAAGGTAGGTATGTCTTCCCGATTACATTTAATTTCAATTTCTTTTAATTCGGTATCTGTCATAGCTTCACCTGCTTCAATTCCTTTTTACCAATCCCATACATCTCACACAATTCCCGCAATCCATTTTTATTTTGGTTATAATAGATTTCCAGATAAGTAATTGCTTCCACTTTCGATACTTGATAATGTTTGGCAACCAATTCTACCAACCACTTTTCATACTTCTCATCTTTGCTGCCTTTAATATATTTATTATATTGTTTCCCACGGGGAAGAATATTCGTGAGAAATTGATAATGTGCCCTATCGGGAATGCTTGGATACTTTTGGAGTTCATTCACGATAGGGGCATAATTCACATTCATCGAAAGAAAACGGTGAAGAATATATCGGGAATATTTATATTTCTTTTTATCCGTATCAGTCAACCCATCAAAAAACTGCATAGATTGGTCAGCAGTAACAGCAGCTAAGAAATCAAATAACTCCTTTCCCTTTTCAGATACTTCAGCTTTCTTTGTCATGTATAACTCAATTATTTTAGGTTCTTAACTGCGTCAGTGAGATTGTATTCCAGTGCTTCTTCTGCACTTAACCAAATATCCTGTGGGGGCAGTAACTTTTCCCGAATCATTTTCTCACTCAACTTTGTACACTTCTTATAATGAGATATCATACGCTGTGTGGTAAGATCAAACTGACGTTGCGTTGCAATAAGTTCGTGCTCCTTTCCATAGGTTCCGGCCGACCACTGGTGCGAAAGAATGGAAGTATTTGGCGTAATAATTCTATGACCAGGCGTACCGGCAATAAACGTCATTAATCCTGCACTTGCAATTACTCCCAATCCAACGGTATGAACTGGAATACTACTACCTCGCATAACATCAATCAAGGCAAACGCGGACATAAGATCTCCGCCATAACTCGTAATCATGAGGGTCAGATGTTCAAACTTATTAGCCGTTTGAAAGTTGTTATCCAGAATCCATGTAATAACATCTTTCGTTGTACTAGTGTTAAATTCACTGGAAAAATAATACACGCCGTGATCAGACAATGACGACTGGCGCTGATCTAACATAAATCCCTGAAGATCCTGCATGTTATTATTTAACACATTACAGCTCTAACTTCAACTGAGACTTTGCCGGAGTTTCTGACTGTTCTGCAATCTTGACCGGCAAGAACTGCTTGTTAATAAATCCACACGCATTGCATGCGAACGTTGGGATTGGCACAATAGCTTCCTTTCCAGTGGGTGATACAAGAGCAGAAACTCTCTTCATCAACGCTACTTCTTGAAATGTATAGTTACCGCAACTTTCACACGTAACATCCTGCGCGTTACTTAAATCAATATTCATTGGTTGCTTGCTCATAAAATCTCCGTTAACTTGTTAAAATGGTATGTAGTACTGTTATAAAATTAATTTCTTTGTCAATCACTTGACTGTCCCACCTACACCCGTCTCCAATTGCAATAATTGCTTGTGAAATTTTATTGGGGGCATATTGTTCAACATAATCAAATAATACTCTGTATAATTCGGTGAAGTCTTGAATCTGTGCGTCAGCTACAATCTTTCGAATTTCACCAACCTTATCCTTCAAGGTCAAATTACTGGTTAATGCATCTACGACCTTTAGTTTAACATCCTGTCCAATCAGTTCATCAATACTTACTTGTAGTTTTCCATCACGGGTCTGAAGTTGTGCAGTATTGATACATTTACGAATGTCTGGGTAATATGCATTCACAATCTGTGCGATTGTCTTTGTATCATATTCCACATTTTCATTCTTTAGGATATCCGCCAACTTCTTTGCGGCATCCTTCTTACTCGGTGGCGTGAGCTTATACACCTGCGTTCTACTTACTAGTGGGTCAATGATTCTTTCTAGATAATTTGCCGTCAAGATAAATCGAGTTGATGCGGAATATGCTTCCATCATGTTACGAAGCGCGGGTTGGGCTTCTCGTCCCAAGAAATCTGCCTCATCCAATACAACAATCTTCAATGGAGCAAATCCAACCGTTGACGCAAATCCCTTAATCTTATCACGAACCGTATCAATACCCCGTTCGTCGGATGCATTAATAAACATATAATCACAGTCAATGTTCTTAACAAGAATCTTTGCGGCAGTCGTCTTACCAGTTCCCGCAGTTCCGTAAAACAATAGGTGTGGAATATCCTGTGTTTGGATATACTGTTCCAACTTTGCCCGAATCACATCATTTCCGATATAGTTTTCAAGATTATCAGGGCGATAGCGCTCCGTCCAAATCGTATTTTCGTTCACACCTTCCTCCACAGCCACAGCGGCTCGGCAAAAATTTTATTAACAGAGTTATCTACTCTGTCCATTGTATCGTCTGTCCACTCGTTCGGTGCACTTCCTTGTGACACCGTTCCTGCTCCCGCACTATTCGGTCGTTTGGACATTTCCATTCCGATTGATCCCATATATTCCAATCCCAATGACTGTAAATGATTATTCATGGGAGTTGTAATTTCTAACCACCGTTTACCACCCTTCCCAGATGTAGAAAATACATCAGCAATGTTTATTGCCATAATACCACCGACTCGTAATGCTGGATAAATATTCGTTAGTACTTGATGTAAGAACTTTTCATTCCATTCTTCAATAGATTTATATCGTTTGAAACTCTGGGTGTCATCCGTACTATAATGTTCTACATTAAAATATGGTGGCGAAGTGAATACTATATCAAAGTACTCATTATACTCTGAAAAGTCAACCCCTTCGGCGGGTAATTCATAAAATGTTGTTTTTTTATCGTTCTCAAAAAAACTACTATGTTTTACATAAAATTCTTTTTGTTTTTCATATAATGGATGATTATCTTTATTGGGGTCCATGCCAACATAATGTTCTGTTGTGTTTCCCGCATAGAATCCCGCCAACCTATCACCCCAACCCATTGAAAAGTCCAATACATTTTTAGATTGGAACATATCATATAATGATTTTGCTACATTTGGTCTGAATTGCGAACACGTATATTTACGTAAATGTAAACATCCTCGCAATGTAGACTTATCAATGCGAGGAACTTTTAAGGTAAACAATGATCCCATCAGACTTACCATCGTACTCTTAGTACGCCATGTCTTCTCGGGACCAGGTGACCGATTTGAATTTGCTTTCCAACGATTCTCTTGTTGAAAGTAATTTGAAGCCATGTTACCCGTATTGCTCTTTGAAAATATCGTCGGCGTTCCTTCAAACAATAAACTATAGTCTGTACTTTTTGTACGGGAAAACCATTCTTGTTGTTTAGTACTCTCATTCCATTTAACACTTTTCAATTGCATATAACTATTATACGCATCGTCTTCACTAATATCATTGTAAGGAATAGGGTACATCATACAAATTGTCGCCATACTTTCTTTGATATCATCTACCGAGAATGTTTGTTTAATATACTGCCACTCGTCCGCACTTATTGCCAAGTACGGAGTCATGGCTAAAAACTTGTCAAAGTAATTTTGATACATTTATTCTGTTTCGGTTTCAATATCCACTGGATTAGTACGTTTTACTAGTTTCATATTATATTCATTGACCTTTGGTTCTCTAGAAATTCCCTCTTTCAATACCAAGTCTTGCTTAAATAACTTAGTGTATGCAATGTGATGATGCGGTCTGCCATCTTTATGCATTTCATGCGTCAATGTAACAATTTTACCCCAATGCTTCTTTAACTCATCAAACTTTTTTTGATATCCAGAAGTATTACCACCTTCATAAATGGTATCCGTATTCCCGCCACGCATGGTACCGGTGGTTTGTTTTCCACTCAGTAGTGTATTAAAGTTGACCGTGCACAAATCGCCAGTGGACAGCACTCGCAAAGACAAGTCGGTATCTTCGTTGTACGTTCCGCGCCAACGTTCTTCCAACCGAGTATCTAGTAATTCAGAATTGATTAAAATACAGCTATACACTCTTGTATTTTTTATAAACTGACTACGGCCTGGTTCTGTTGCAGGAACAAATGACATATATTGGCATCCGACCAACCCCAAGTTTTCATATCGGTCACTGAAATCTTCCATGATTCTGAAAAACACACCGTCTTTAACTTTCTTCTTTAAATTATTGTTCCACCGATAAAATCCAAGAATATTATCATCGACTACCCAATGTTTTTTGTGACCACTCTTAACCGCATGATCCCATACGAAATTTCTAACAGGAATACTACCCCTCTTTAATGCACTAAAGTTTTCGGGGAGTTTTATAATTTTTTTTACATCTACTTTTGCAGCATACGAATCGTATTCCGCGGGTTCTACACATATATAAAAATCAATTCCCATCTCTTCAAGTGTATCAATCGTAAATGTCTTTTCCCACCGACCTTTAGTAATTACATATATCGGATACTTGGGATAAATTTTATGTGTGTATGCATATTCATAATCCCGCAATGGATTTTCATTAAGATCATAATGTACATAACGACTTGCATTATTTTCTTTCAACCCAAATGTCTTATACACTATATTCCGTTCCATTTGATTTTTAACAAATACATTTACTATGCACCGTTCCATCAAATATGGCGACCACGCAAATTCTGGTAGATTGAAATAATGTTCACATTCCAAATCATACATGTTATGATTTTTATAATCAAATTCATATGAAAGTGTATAATCCCAGAAGTCACCTTCAATAAGTGTGTTATTTAAAATATCTGCAACTTTTTCTTTATGACTTGTGTGGATTTTAATAATTTCCATATACTATACCTATATTAAATAGAAATCTGAACAAGGTAATATGTTGATGTGTATCCGTTTGCATCAAACTTTGCCACAGATAATCCCTTTGAACTAATCTGCAACGTTCCGTTACTAATTTCTTTATTTGCCGTAAAGATTTCACGAAGATAGTTTGCCGAAAAACTAATAGGAGCCAACTTTACAGCAACATCGGTGGCCACTGAAATGGAGATTCTATTCGTATTGTTGGCCGAATGACCAATTACTACTTCTGCCATCTTTTCATCGCCGGAACTCATCACGGTAAATGTTTCAACATCATTCAATGCACTCTTTGCCTTCACAAAGGTATTGACAAACTTATCATCCAGTAGAATAGTAAAATCTATAATCGGAAGTTTCTTCAACTCCGGCACTGCGGGAATGACGGTTGCGTCAGCAAGGACGAATGTTGCCTTTGTGGAACTGTCGGACAGATTAAGTCCCGTCGTCTTACCATTTGCAGTACTTGGATTTACCACAATGTTTTCATCCAATACACCAAGGATCGACCGAAGCTTCTTGGTATCATACACACCAAATTCACCCTCGGGAAAATTAATCTTTTCTGCTGCAATTTCAACAAGAACATTCTTGTCTGCTGAAATCGTTCGAACGGAAAGATTGTTCCCATCAGACTTCAAGGTAACACTTTCACACGAACCACCCAAATTATACTTACCAATAAACTTTTCCAACTTTGATTTTTCCATAACCGTTAACCTCTTAATTATTAATATTGTGTATCTTCATACCACATCTTTGTTAACTTCCCATCCGTAAATCGTGCAAAATAATCACGCAATACATTGTTGCTATTCATACCCTTATAGAACATAATATCACCGTGGTAATCTGTCAAGTACTCACGACGATAACTTCCTTCTATTTTTTGCGAATATCCTTTAAACAAGGCAGTGCCATCATCTATCCATTCATACTCCCAAAGTTCTTCATACAATTCACCCTTTGCCGTAATAACATATTTAGTCAGTGCATTTTCAAGTGACTTCGTTTGATACCATTCATCGGCAATTTCTGTATTACCTGGTAATATTTGTTCTATTCTGATTTCATCGAACATTCCCATAACTATCTCCATTTATTAATATTGACATGCAATTTTTCCCAATCGAAATGCAATCCTGGATCAATTTTTCTTCCTCGGGGAATTGCAATATCAGAATGTCCAATAATTACCTTTGATGTAGAATCATTGTATCGTGACTGTAATTGTTTTATAAGCCATCCCGCACTATTATATTGTTTTTCTGTATATGCTTCCGGTGGGTCATTTTGTAAACAAATACCAATACTATATTTATTTAATCGAACCATTCCTGTATAATACGAAATGCCCGCATGGGATGCCTGATATTTGGGGTCAATTAATTTAATAATAGTACCATCACGTTGAATATAATAATGATAACTATTTCTTTTTTTAATTAATGTTCGTCTTGTCGATTTGTATGAACCACCGTCATCATAATGTAATACAATATAATTGGCAGTGGTACTTCTTACTGTTTTCTTTGACGCTAATGGGTTGTTTAATAAGGTTGGAACTATCAATTGTGCCATCAATAACATTTTTAGCATATATTCCTCTCAGCGGCATCGGGGGATTCGAACCCCGCATAGATTTCTCTAAGTCCTTGGCTAGCATAGTGTGGTCATAACATTGGGGTAGCAACCCGTCCACTCCTACCGACTTCCCGACAGTCCGCGATGCCAAAATATTAATATTTAGGACGGTTTAACATCTTTGATAGTTCACTTTGAAACAATGGCACTACCTTTTGAATAATACCTTCTACAAATTCAATCTGTGACGCACGATATAAATCCTCGTCAAATATAACAGAAATATTAATTTTACTATGAAACGCCGTGGGATCAAACACTCTCTCGGTTCTATAATCAAACTTCTTTTCTACTACCTTATTCAAGTTTTCCCAACGTGCCGACAGTTCATCACGTTCTTTGGTCAGCTTATTATTCTTTTCTTTGAGCAAAGTATTTTCCGCAAGTGCCAGTTCTAACTTTTCCCATATGAAATCGGTTTCTTGTCCCATTAAAATTCCCCCTCGTCATCGGATACGTGATGGATGTTGTAATACGCAAAATCCAACAACTTCAAGTTACAGATGCACAATAATACGTAATGACCAGGCGAATGGTCACCAGAGGTTCTACTTTCTACAAGAAACTCAAACCACTGAATTCCATCCATTCTATATCCAAAAGACGGCCAGTTCCATTCGAAGTACATTTCAATTTTTTCTGGTTTATTACGCATTAAAACTCCCCGTGGTTGCGAATCGACACCCCGACCGGAAAGATCGGGATGCCGTCGCGGCTCAGCTCTTGATAGCGAACTGTCAAGAACTTACCTACCAATTCCTTGCGATTGATATATAGTTCCGCTCGATTACTTTGCGTGCCTTCTGGACGACAATTGAAACGGTTACCGTCATCTGTTTCCAAGATGAAAATAGCAAGCCCTGTATCAGAGCCACCACCATCAATGATATCAAAAATACGATATTCTGCATCAACAAAATCCTTTAGTTTAAGTAGTGAATAGGAACGTTTTCCAATTTCATATGCCATCGACGGATTGCGAATCATGGTACCTTCGTAACCTTCAGACACAAACTGGGTGTGCTGCTTATAAACTTCTGTCTCATCTATACACGCCACCGTCTTTACCATAACGACATTCGGTGGTGCGTCATGCATCAAGTCAACGATAATCTGCTGCCGCATGGCATAAGGAAGTTCGTTGTCCACAATGTCATATACATGATACATAAGTAGTGGAGACAGTTCTGGACGATACTTCTTGATAGCCTTCATGCTTTCCTGCAACAGCTGATTATTCGGAAGCATCAGTTCACCATCAAGAATGAACCCACCCGTGTCAAACTGTAGATGTTCAATCACTTCGGGAATAATTTCTTTGTTGCCCCGACTGCGTGCGTCAGTGCCGTTGAACAACATACGCATACCGTTGAGCTTGGGCTGGATGTAGGACGGCCATTCCACCTTGTTCATATGATCCTTGAACTTGTGCGCCAACATCGGCATCGGCCAACTATCTACCTTCTCACCTTCACGATAGAATCCCGCATCCAACTGCTTCTTGATAATGGCATCAAACTCAAAGAAAGCCTGTTCTTCACTGTTCCGTTCGTTTGCTCGTCCAACATTAGTCGGTGCCGCAAAGTATGGGTCCGAAGTCTGCTTCTTTGTTTCACGGCCTGTCTTGGTCAACTGAAACCATTCCGACTGCGTATAGAAATCGGTATTATCTTGAAGGATATACAACCGCCAGAATTTCCGGTTACCGGCCTTATTTTCAGAAATCAGCAAATCACTACTTTTAATAATTTTCATCGAAACCAGTGTTTAAAGAGTTTACCTACTCCCATTAGAAGAACGCCTACACCGAACACCATCAATCCCCAATACTCATCCATAGAGTCATCAATCATTTAGTTATTTCTCAGATTGTTAGATGTACACGAACACATACCTTGACACTTCGGACAATCACATTCTCCATAGGAATGTGCCGTGCAATGACGGGAGAGCATCTGAAAGTATTTCATGCAGCATTTACACATATTTCTGACCTCGGTTATGGTATACTAGTAATATAACTAATCTTGCCCCAAAAGTCAAGGGGTATTATACATTATTTATTGGATTTAACATATGCCCCTAATACAAAGGTTGCGGCGATTAATACCATATTTTTCAATATATATTGCCCTTCTAATGTCAATATAAATGGGACATATATAAACATTCTTTCTGGAAAAATAATTAATGGCGTCCATGCCCCTATCATTTGCATCCACAATAAAAATAATGTAGTACGTTGAAATATATTACATAAAAATCCTATTCCGATTAATGTTTCCCACACTGCCAATATCTTAATACTAATATATGATGGAATTATTCCAAAAGTCCT